CCTTTGAGCCTGTCATCTTTTGGAGCTGTAATCTTGCTGTTTGCTTGTTTACTTCCTCTTGCAAAGAGTCAAAGAACTTCTTTACGTAATCTACTGCTTGTTCTTTAGGGGTAGAAGTACCTCCTGTAGGTCCACCACCCTGCTTGCCGAAAGATGTTGCAAGGATTTCCTCAAGAGCTTCCTTGCTCGCTGTAAAGTCAATAGCTCCCTGTAGAGAAAGCAGGTTTATGTCATAGGCTGCCAGTCTTGCTAAACGGCTGATAGCACCGAATATGTTGGCCCAATCAGGCTTGGTCAAGAAGTACTCAATCTGAGAGGCGTTAAAGCCCATTAGTTCAAATTGTTCTGCGGCCTTGCTTTTTTGTGAGGCCTCGCCTATTTCATCGAATAGTCCGGGTAGCCCGGTAAGTATGCCCTTTGTTTTATCGGCATAATATCCAATTTCTTCAAGCGCAACTTGAAACGAATACATTGGCGGGATGGCTTTTGTGGCCTCTTTAGTCATGTCAATAAAGAATGTCTGAGGAGCGACTGCTGCGTCCGTAAAGCTTGCAAAAAGCTTGTCAAAGTTGACAGTACCGCTAATTCTACGGAACTCACGTTCTCCGCGTATCAAGGTTTCAGTTAAGTTATCTACGCCATCGCCTAATTGCTCAACTGTAGATGCAGCCCTATTCTTAACTAGGTCGGTGAAGAACTTGACAATACCGTTTTCATTTAGCGCATTGCCAAAGTCTTTTGCGTGTACTGTTGCGGCAGCTATTCGTGCTGACCAAGTATCAAAGAATTGAATTGACAGTTGCAGTACAACATTAAGCGCCTTGAAACCTAGGTTGAGCGGTCCGGCTATAAGAGAAGCAATTCCGCTTAGCAGCTCTATAATTGGCTGGGCGCCGACGATAAGGTTTCTTAGAGTTTCTGCTAAGGTCAGGAAGAACGGCGACAGGTTTTCAACGCCATCAGCCAAGGCTTCAGAAACCTCTACTAACTCTGGTCCGATGTCTTGTGCTATATCTGCAAGTCCGTCAGTTACCTTGGCGATTGGCTTCTGTAGTGGCTCTCCAAACGCGATTGTAAGGTTGCTAGTAATTGCAGCCAATCTTGACTGTGCAACGTACAGCGTGTCGGCAGCTCTAGTAAACGCTCCGACTGAATCCCCGGCTCTTTCAAATAAAAGCGTTAGACGTGCTGTTGCTTCAGCGTTTCCTCGCTCAGCTCCCTCTAGGTCGCCTAGCCCTTGAGAAGCAAGATAAGCGTTTATCTCGTTCTGCTTCATGGCCACACCGAACTTCTCGATAGGGTCATACTCGCCACGGAACAGAGCGGTGATAGCCATTAGCGCATCTTGTAGCTCGTAACCATAAGTTGTAGCAAGGTCCTGAGAAAGCGTTATAAGGCGCTGAGTCTCACCAGCAGCCTCGTCAACACTGAACCCGTACTGCTTTAGAACCGAACCTAGAAAGACCGAAGCTTGAGCGGCTTGAGCCTGTGATATTCCGTAACTTTCTACTTCCTTTGTAAAGTTCTCGAGAACCGGAGCAACTTCCTCAAAGGTTTGCTTTAGAGCAAGTATGTTTCGTTCAAACTTCTGGGTCTGCTCTACCGCGTTGACCACAAAGGCTTTTGAGCTTGTTAGCGCCTGAAACGCACCAAACGAGCCAGCAGCCACACCTATCTGCTTTGCTAATGCACCAAAGTCTTTACCTGCGCCCATAACGGCTGTGCGAGCTTGATTTAGTCCCGCGCTTTTGAATACCGACGCAATGGTCAGAATAATTGGGGCTGCCATTAGCGAACCGTCCTTCTATTGGTTTCAAGTACAACCATATTTATCAACTTGTCAACATTCTTGCGATGAGTAGGCTGGTGCTTTATAAATGCCGGGTAAGCATAACGCGAGCCTTTCTCGCTTCCTCTACCCTTGGCTTTAGACAGGTTTTGCACAAAGGTCTTACTGTTTGTTGCGTTTATTTTGTGAGTCCTTGTAACTATGCCTCGTCCAAACAAGTCTATTTGATAAGGGCGAGTTTGGTATCTGCCTTGGGAATACATTGAGTTTCCGCCACGCCCTGCCATGTCAGCAAGGATTAGAGGCGCTTTTTTTACCCTGACACGAACGATGGACAGTTCACCGTCTTTACCTAACTTCAGGTTTGACAAGTTTCTGTTTGCATTCCTGTTCTTGTAGTTGACGTCAACACCAGCAGAGGTGTTTATTGAAAAGTAGTTGTTGTACCAAGACAGACGCCCGTTGTCACCGTTTAAGGTATTGAAGCCGTCATAGTACCGACGACTGTTTGCTTCTCGCGTTGACCAACTGTTGTTTTCATTAGGTTTTCTAGGGCCAAGTGGACCACCGGGTCCAACTAACGAAAATGCGTCTCTGATGTCATTTCTAGCTGGGACACCAATCTTGCGCGCTTCCCGCTTTAGCTTTAGAAACAATTCTGGGGCTACTTCTTTTAGCTTGCGCTCTAGCGCAGCCATATCTGTCATTTCAATGGAACCCTTGTTGCCGTTAGTGCCAAGCACTCTAGCTAGGTCGTAACTGCCAACGTCGCCGTAGGAGGAAACCTTACCGAATCCTGTTGCGGCTCCAACCATGTACGAGCGACCCAAGCCACCTAGCAAAGCTGCAAATACCACAACCACCGCCTATCTTCTAAGTCAATTCTACCCTAAGAGAAAACCCCCTCCGGAGAGGGGGCTTCTTTAGTTCTTAGGAGTGTTTTTTGCAACCATCCAACGGTACATAGTCCACAGCATTCTGTCGTCTAGCTGCATAAGCTCTCTTGGCGAGATACCTGTCTCAACTGCTATACCTGCGATATACCAATGAGCAGAGCTTTCGCCAAGACCCGTTATTTTGGGTCTGCTTCACTCTCACCGACGCCATCTACAGTGTCTAGCCATTCTTCATAGTTAAGCTTTGTAGACTTTGTTCGCTGCTCTGAGTGCCACGCTAGGAACAGCAAGTGTCCTAGGCGCTGCTCAGATGCAAGCTTTCCGACTGAAATGTTGAACTTGTCCTCAAAGGCAACCAAGTCAGACGTGCTGGCTGTGATTGACTTCTCGGTTCCGTCCGCGAATTTAATAAGTAGGTTGAATCGCATTTTAGTTTCCTTTTCTTATGATGTAGCGTAAGTGATTGCACCTGTGGTCGGAAACGATACTGAAAAGGTTCCGAGGTCGCCTACTGCGCCTGACACGGGTGTGAAGCTTGTGACTAGACAAGACACAGTGTAGAGCGGCGTGTCAGTGCCGGCTAATGTTCCGTTACCTGCGATAAGCGTAAATGGAACTACTGTTCCCACTAGGTCCAAGAACAAGGTGGATACTGCGCCTGCACCAAAGTCTTGGTGAAAATCCAGCGAAAGAGTCCCGGACTTAAGTCCACCGATTACCTCAGTGAACCCGCCAGAACCAAAGTCCGTTGTCTCAACTTCGGCTGCGTTAATAACCAACTCTGCGCGGGCGCAAGCAGTTGAGATATCGTCACCGCCCATTGTTACTGTGGTTGCGGTTACTACGAATTTTGCCATTTTATTTCTCCTTTTATGCCAAGACGGTGACTGTGAATTCAGCCGCCAAATAGTTCTGGTCGTTTACGGTGATAGAACCCATTCCGCTTGAGCGTTCAACCCGAAGGTCATACACCTCGCCAGAAAGCGTCTTATCTGATTCTATCGCAAGTTTCACGGACTGACTTCCGGTAGGCTGGCAATAGGCATCTAGCTTTCTCTGCATCTCACGCTCGGCTGCACGCCCAACGATTACTGTTACAGAGAAGTTGTATGTAGTAAGACCGCCTTGCATTGCTCCGTCGTAATCTACGCTCTCTAGAACGATGATGCCGATAGGCGGCGTAGGGTTGTCAGGAATCTCAGCAGCGGACCTTAGCCCGCTAATTGTTCCTAGGTTTGTTGCCATACGCGTGCGTATAACTGTGAGGTCTGCCATTAGGCCATCCGCATCTTGCGGTAAGGACCTAGAAGCGCCTCTATGTCTGGGTCAACGCGACTGACTCTTACAATTCCAATGTCACCGAACCCGGCAACTCCTAGAGGGCTGTCGTAGCGCTTGAACTGCCGTATTGACAAAAGGTTGCAGGCTTGCTTTACGTCTACAGGGATTGATGTGCCGTAACCGAATACTCCTGTTACCTGAACTGTGGCTTCTTCCATCACCGATGGGAAAACATAATCACCGATTGCGCGAATGCGTGTAAAGGGACTGTAGTAGCTACCAGTTAGTCCGTTTAGAGGTTCTAACTGAAGGTCTGTTGCTTCCCAAGTTATGTTGAAGGTTCCATTGGCAGCCGAAGAAGTTTTCAGACTTGTGAGTGTAGACAGGTCATCTATTGTGCATAGATAAGAGCTTTCGGGAGTAAATACCCTAGTAGCAGTCGTGCTTAGGAACACGCGCTCAGTATGTGTATCTATTTGACGCGAAGCGGACTCTACGCACGTTTCCAAAAGTGCATCGTCTACATCGTCAGTAATGCGAAGAATCGCCTTTACTTCTGCCAGAGTTGTGTAGCCATCAGTAATTGCCATGTGTCTAGTTTACCTTTATCAGCCGTGCAAGACAAAGCCCCCATGGAACCTACAACCATGAGGGCCTCGACTTATTTCGTCAGATTAGCTTGCGCCACCAACGAAGTGCTTGATTTCGGTGTTACTGGTCAAGTCGCCGTCAACACGAAGAAGGAATCTCCAAGTGGTTAGGTCGTTCTGGAAAGCGAACTCGGTTGAAGAAGCAACGTCTAGTCCACCTGCAAGGCGAACCTTGTAGCTGTCAATGGAACCTGCAATAACAGACTTGGCGCTAGTGCCTGCGTCTACCATGTGTGGGTTCTCTAGTACGTTGAAGCCAGCGAACGTGTCGTTGCCTCCGGGTCCTACCTGAGAGATGTTGTATAGGTAGTTTCCAGCGGAGTCCTTTAGCTTGCGAGCAGCACCGATTGAGCTGGTGTTCATCATCAGCGCGAAGCTTGGCTTGCGCCTCGTAGCTGCATCAACCGAGTACAGAAGGTCAATTAGGTTGTCAGCAGTAAACGCACCAGCTACACCAGTTGCTCCGGTAACTCCTGCGCCAGAAGCGGTTACGATACCTCTTGGCTTTGAGGACCCGTCACCTACGGTTAGTGCTTCGTTGACTGCGTAACCCATTCCGTTACCAGCTTGCTGAGCCAAGTGTGCGCCGAGGTTAAAGCCTGCGTCGGTTACTAGCTCGTTTGCTGCCTGAATGATTCCACCGTACTTGAATGCCTGTAGTGTGATGCTTGAGTAGGTAGGCTCAACATCGTCAAGCTCTGCCCCGGCACCCTTTAGGGTCATTGCGGAATAAGAACTCAAAGTTGGGATTGTCAAATCTTCCCCAGAGGTTGTCTGGATGATTTGTGGAACCTCAAGCATTGGCCCTACTGCGCGAGCAACGTCAAACACTTCGTCGTAGAAAGACTTTGGTACTGTGTTTGCAGATGGCGCTAGAACTGCACGCTTTTCAAAGGTGTGTCCACGCTGCTCGCCTAGGGCAAGTGCGCGAAAGATGTCAGACGAAGAACGTTCCTCAGATACCGAAGGAATAAATCCTTTGGCAGCTACGGATGCTTCTAGGGCGCGTGACTGGCTGCGTGTTGCAGCAGTGATAGTCTCGTCAGCCTTTGAGATGTCAACTTCGATTGCGTTGATTTTGGATAGTTCAGCAGCGTCAAGTCCGCGAGCCTCTGATTCTGCGAAGTCAATGACTTCACGAACCTGTGTAATGAGGTTGTTGCGGAGTTCCTGCTGAGATTTGATAAACTCAGACATTATGTCTCCTTAGTAATAATTGACAGATGACAGTCGCGTTGACGCTGACCGAATACGGCAGAGCTAACTCACGTCCGATAGTTCAATTTTAGTAGAAGTTTCCACAGGGTAAAGGAAACCCCCAGAGAGAAGGGTAAATCTCTGGGGGGAACCCGCCTGAATGCGGAGTGAGACTACCGCGTCTCGTCAGCCTTTGTTATGCGGGTTTCTTTTGCTGGCCTGTCGAATTTGGCTGTCTGAACGACTTCGCCTTCACTTTTTACAGCGTCTAGGTCAACTTTTACGGTATCAAGTGCAACTATTGCATCGGCCCACTTGCCTGCAAGGTTAAACACATTACCAGACTCAGGGTTTCCAGCAACCTCTAGGATTGCCTTTTTGATTTCATCTTTGGTTGCCATGTTAGTTCCTGTCCATTAGCTGTAGCTTCTTTTTCTTTAGCTCAAGCATTGCCAAGTCGTGAGCGACTTTTTGCTCTGCTTCTAAGTCTACTTCAGGTTCGACTACTGCTTCAGTCTTGGCTTCGGGTGCAAGTGTCGTTATAACTCTGTTTAGCATCTCTTGCTCGTCGCCAGTGATGTTCAAGCCATCTTCAAGCTTGCCTAGGGCGTCTGCCAAAGCCTCGACGTTTACATCGGCGCGCTCAGCAGCTTTCTGAAACTTACGGACTGACACCGTACCGCCTGTTGCGGTATAGGCAGGCCAAGCCACTACTGAAACTTCGTGAAGTCTGACTGAACGCAAGGTGCGCTCTAAGCCATCGTTGGACCATGTATCCCCACCTTGGGGAACACTAAAGCCAAAGCTCATCGCATCTACATCTCCACGCTTTAGCAGCTCTGCTACATCACGTCCGCGAGAAGTATTAGGCAGCATACCTTCTACCTTTAGTCCGCGGTCATCTTCGCTCAGTGTCATTGTGCGTGCGCGAGTAGAACCTAGTATCTCGCCTGAGTCGTGGTTCCACAAGAACTTTATGTCGTTGCGAGCGCTTAGTGAGCGCTTGAAGGCGCCTTTAGCAATTCGCTCAGTAAACGGTAGCGGCTCAGAAGGGCTGTCGAACAAGGCGGCATACCCAGTGAAGTGCATACCGTCGCTTTCTTCGCGTACTTCAAAGCCAGCGGTATTGACGCGCTGTTCCATCTTGGGAGTCATGTTGCCTTTCAGCTTTTGTACTTCTTTTTTAAGTCTACTTGTACGGGCGTCACAGACTTGACAGTCTCCTGAACAGTCTTGACAGGGGCCACTGGTAGAGGCTTGGTCACTTCCGGCTTCTTTACTTCTGGCTGCTTGTTCGTTGACGGCAACTTCGAGCCGTTTGGTATTAGTGCCATTGGTTTCTCTTTCCTTTATTGTCATTAGAACTACCTTATAAAGCTTCCATTTGTAGCTGGACTGAATCCTTGCCAGTGTGTGAAATGGCTGGCAGTCCAAGCTTTGCCATAACATCGGCAGGGTCAAAGCCAATCTGAATAAGCTGCTGCGCCATCTCGACCTTTGAGTTCATTGCGCTTAGGTCTGCTGCGGCTATGTTGACGCTGGCAAGCGGTACACGAACGGTATTGGCTGATTCGTCAGTTATCGGCGTCAGGTCCTCAAAAGACCTAACATCGTTTATCGAGTAGACACCAGCTTGCAATAACGTGCTGTAAGCCTGCGTCCGAGCGGTCACATCTGCTCTGAGAAGTCCGCCTAGGCTTATCTTTACAAAGGCTGCTTCTAGACCTGTCTCCTGAGAAAGCAGTCCAGTAAGTGCGCCCTCTATCTTCTGAGCAATCGGTCTAAGAGTGTGTGTGACAAAGGCTATGTTGTTTTGCTCGACTGACGCATAGGTGTTGGTTCCCGGTAGACCTAGAAGGTGAGGCGGGATGTTGAAAGCTCTTGCAACGTCCTCCACTGCCATTCTGCGGCTGTCTAGGAACTGAGCTTGGTCGTTAGGCACGTTAGTTGCTTTGTACTGAGCGCCGCCTGTAACGATTGCGGTCTTGTGAGCTTTTGACCATCCTCTGTGGCGAGAGTCGAAAGCATTTTGCATATCCTTTGCCTGCTCAGCAGTTAGGCTACCCGGCACTTCTAAGATACCTGAAGTCTGTGTACCTGAACCGAAGAACTTGGCTGCATAGTTCTCAAGAGCCTTAGCAAGTCCTAGGTTTTCTTTGAGGGCGTCTACGCGAGAGATACCTCTCATGCTGCCCGGTCTTACTACATCAGGAATAAAGAGTAAATCTTCGGAGCTAAGCATCTGGCTTTCGCCTTTTACTTCAAACATGACTCGGCCTAAGCCGTTGCGTCTAATCTCTACATCTATCGGATTTAGTATTACTAGGTTTACTACTTGCCCACTGTCGTTGCGATAAATGCGAATAAAGGTGTTGCCGTCTAAGAGCAAAGAAACAATAGCAGAGCCGTAGAAGGCTTCGCGGGTTGTGTCTACGTCTGGCTTGTTGACCCACGTTGGCTTTGGTCTAAGAGGGTACCTAGCGCCATCCCGACGTATGTATGCGTCCACTGGCAAAGTTGCCAAGGTGTCAGAGATGAGAGAAACAGCGGAAAAGACTGCGTTGACAGTCATTGCGGTTTCAGAGTTTATTGCGGTTCCAGATAGGGACTGTCCAGTTTCGTAGTCACCTGAACCGAAGATAGTTTGAAAGTTTACTTCTC